TCTTGATTTCCGTAGTATATCTCCGCAATAATCCTTTCACCTTCCCACACGTGGGAGTTTTTCTTTCTTATACTATCACCTGGATTTAAATCTTTAATTTTCATATGGGCAGTATTTGAACGGTTATAATTCTAACTTTAAGTTTATATTTCCTTCAATAGCATCCTTTAATTTGATATGGCTATATCGGCATTTATACCATAACGGTTTTTTATGGCTTGATGCCCAAAACTGCCCAACTTCAATAGCTTTTTCTATCGCCTTCTTTTTGGGCTTATCAACTTTTGAACTGCAAACAAATATTAATTCAATGTGGCATTCTCCTAAAGTAAGACCATTTAGCCATGCCTTACATTCTACTTTATGCAAGGCGAAATCATACCCATCCGTGGACAATTTTACATATCCGTATTTACCCAAAATATGACTTTCAATTAATTTTTCTACTTTTTCTCTAAGACTTTCTTTTATAGCATTTACCTTGAATTCTTCCTTTTTTATTTCCTTAATTAACTGAATTAAATTATCCATAATTGAGTTTTTGTTTATACAATTTCTGTTGCTTCTGAAATCCTGGATATATGCTCTTTTATCTCTTGATTCCTGTCATAGAGCGCTTTTATCCTATCACAATTGTTGTTAAATTGAGTGGCCAGCTTTGCGACTTGCTCTTTATCAGTTTTGTCTATGTGGTGATAAAATGCAAACCAAACAGAAGCCCTTCGCCTATACCCTTGCGTTCCTGAATACTTTACTATTTTAAAGTCAGTTGATTCGACTTCCATCACTTCCAATTTAGAAGTGAACCCCGTGAAAAGTTGCGTTAATATTTTCAACATAATTTAGGAGTATTTTAAAAATTGGCATTCAATCAAGCGAAAGAATGCCAAAGAAAATGAAAAACCAATATTAAACAAATTGCACATTAATTCTTTTTTAGACTAAAGATCAATCCCGAAAAGAGCCAGCACAAGAAAAGCGTTACAAAAATATACATGGTAGTTTTTCTTATAAAAGAATAAAAAACCATGCCAAAAAATCAATTATCCTTTGGGAGTATCTGCAATGTGCCTTCCTTGTGCGCCTTCCGCATTGCCACCAATCCCAACCGCATTTCACGGATAATCTTTAGATGTTCCGGGTCATGCTCTTTCCAATACTTTTCCCCACGCATGGCAATCTTGTTTGATTTGTCAAAATCAAATTCTATGTTCCACTTTTTTAGATCGTAGACTATTCCCAGGATTTCCACTTTTTCGAATTGGGCATGTGAAGCGGTTGGCATTCCTTTCCCCACTGTGACCTTTTGCATCCCCAACCCATCTTCATTTGATATAAAAAAGATGGAATCATAATAAAAGATTTGGATGGCTTGCATGACTTCGCCAATGTGGGGCTTCCACCACGGATGCGAATGGATGGAATCTTCAGAATCCTTTATCTTGACATTCAGGACACGGCACTGACACCTCTCCCCGTTCCATAGTGCTACGAACAGACCCATTTTCTCATGTTCCGGCAAATGGAAATTACCATCACCTAACTTAATGCCCCTTTGCTTTGATCCTTTTTCCCTTAGTGATCCGATGGGAACCCGCTTTCTTTTTTTAGGCTTCTTTAGTTTCATTTTATACTTATTTGAATTTACGAACTTCCACGTTTTTTAGCTCTTTGATTCCGGTGCAAGCATCACAGATGAACAGTTGCTTTTTCTTGACAAAAAGGATATGCACTTGTTTTGTTCCTGTCCTCAACCATGCGCCCTTGCAGATTGCACAAGTCATGCGGCAGGGGTAGCCTTTATTGGATTGGATGAAGTGTTCAGATTCCGCATACTCAAGCCCAACCCGCATAGGTTCTGCCAGTTCTTTTTTTTCTATTGAGTTACTACATGCCATTTTTTTCAAATTCTTTAGGGAATTCCCGGATTAACATTTCTTCTGGGATAGACTTAACTTTGTCGATCTGCTTGAAGAAATAAGGAATACCTAACTCAGCACAATCAGATTGTATTTGATCTGCCCATTCTAAACTAAATGGGCGTTTTTTTCTACCCGACTCACCTCCAACAATAATCCATTGGGGCATTTTAATGCCCATTGAAAAAGGTTCTTTTATGTTGATCTTTTCCAATAGTGGCTCTATACTCCAAAAGGTATTTCCATTTACTTTATCCATGTGACGGGAAACATCCATCATCGATTTATGATCCACTACCGAAGCCCCAAACCAAATATTATCAAGTGGGTACTTTATAAATTCAGTTATCATTTTATTAATATTGGATGGCCGTTTTGTAAGGAATAGAAATATCAAATTTGGATATTCATTGAATTCAAACTCAGTAAATAATTTAATCCTTAAATCAGATGTGCTTGCATAATCATCAATAGGGTTAAGGAGTGGTTTTGACTTCTCAAAAACATCCATCATCGAACCCACAAAAACGGTTTTCTTCACTCCCTCTAAATCTGCTTTTCTTTGGAACGTGGCCAAATCTTTAAAGGCATTTACTTTGCGCTCACGTGGCAATTCCCCGCCCCATACATCTTTTCCCCATCTGTTTGCCAAAACACGGGCATAGCAATTGTCACATCCCCTGTGGACTTCTTCACATCCCCACCATAAATTGTTCGTATGATCGCACCATTCTATTTTTGAATTTTGCATATTTATTGAAAATGTACCAATGCCCCGCCAAGTTTTCCCGTAGATGTTGTAATCCTTTGATGGCGGCGGCATTGGCTGTTTCTTTAACCTTTAATTTTCAAGTTCTGCGATAGGTAATTCTACAATGTGGGTTGTTTCGATATAATCATTACATCCCTTTTCATCTTCTGATAAACATGCTTGGCAGCCATACACCCGGCCTCTCTTTTTACAGAATTGAACCATGCTTGGTTCAATGCTTCGCATCCAAAACAATCCCTTTTGGGTAGCTTGCCTCTTGGCTGAATAATTAGGGTCAAAGTCCAAATGTTCACACCCCTTAAATTCTACTTTTGTAGTTTCGATTGCCATTTTTTTTGTTTTTGAAAATGATTTAATAATAACCAAAAGTACTATTAATCTGTGACAAAATCAAATTCTTTATCACAATTTTGAGGCGGGAAGGGTTCACCTCTTTGGATGAATGGTATTTGGTCTTTCATAAACCGGGCGTGTAAATCCAGGAGCCATTTTTTAAACTGTTTCTTGTCTGCGTACTTTTGATCGCACACCCTACAAATGGACATTAGGTTTTCGATAAAGTCCTTTAATTTAGAACCGCCCATCTTCCGGGCATCAATGTGGTTGGTATCAACTGCTTTGGCTCCACAAATTTCACACGGGATAAAATCGCCTGTTGAATACCCGAAGAAGTCCATTAATATTTTAGTATGCTTTTTCATCCTCAAAGGTTGGAGTGATTATAAAACCGCCGTTACCGTTTTTCTGTTTTGACAAATGGTAGCCGTGGTAAACATCACATTTATAATGATACAATTTCACATTCCTTTGCTTAGATACTTTCTTGCTCATTTTCTTTGCATCCCTAACTTCAACAAATCTTATTTTCCCGCAGCCTCTTTTAATGATCTCACTGTTTTTATTTATAAAATCCAAGAATCCGTCAAAGCTCCTTTTTGTTTCCTCATAATTAATTGAAGACAGGTATCCCCGCCAAAACACTTTTGCTTTCCTGCATGACAGAAAATCACCTAAATTTTTATAATGCAATCTTGCATCTTTTTTATGTCAATGGTTCTCATAGCATCCCGTATTTGAACATCAATGAAAGAGCCGTGGCCGTTGACAGAACATCCCTTTCGCAATACTTGGAAATCTTATCCATGCGTTCTGGGTCACTGGAATAGTACATGTCCGCAACTTGCGCCCCGGAAAATTCAGATTTAGGGCTTTCTATCCCAAGCACATCACATACCACCTCCAACCCTTTTGCCTGTGATGATCCGTAGACGCCACCTGTCCATATATCCAAGGTATCCCAATGCTTCATTTCCCACGGCTTAACGCCATACATTTTAAAACTGTTTGGCAATGCCATTTTATTAGCCACTAAACGGATGTTCACGTATGGAATATCAAACTTTTTAATATTGTGCCCAACAAATCGGAAGTTACCTTCTTTGGTCACATAAGCCACGAATTTTCGCAATAATGTGGATTCCCTATCCTTCGCCGGGATCGCATCGTCTAAGGCAAAAGAGACAACCCCTTCACCTTTTTTTAGTGCAGAAATACAGACTATGTTTCCAAATTCAGGATAAAGCCCCGCCTTTTCGTGATATGCTGCTCCTGGCTCCATTTCTGGAAACCGACGTTCCGCAAAATTAGTCCAAGCTACTTGCGTTTGATCCGGGGCATCCTTTAGTTGTTCAAAAGCTCTAATTGTTTCAATATCGAAACAGATGTTAGTTAATGATGACATTGATGTATTGTTTAAAAAAAAGTTACATTTTCATCTAAGTGCCTTTGCATTATATTTGTCATGTTTTTATAAAAATCTCTTTGCTCCTTTAGTTTTTCTATAAGCATTTTATTAACCTTGGCTTTGAATGACTCAATAGTTTCACTCTCATCCTCTATAACTTCAAAATCAAAGTCAAGGAATCTGAATTTGTATATAGAATGAGGGGATGTAAAAGAGTGTTCAATTCCCTCGGCAGTTAAAAACTTATAAAGTTCCATAATCAGCGTTTTATTGACAATTTTGACTCCTAATTTGACTTTTCCGATAAAACCATGTTCCCGGCGTAAAGTGCCAGCGTGAAAATCTCTTTGCTGTAAAGCAAAACGCCGAATCTTTCCTATTTGATTATCACCTATTTTTCGAGGCCAAGAAAAACCAAAACACTCATTGCCAAAATTATCTTTATATGAAATATTTATTCTCATTTTAAGAGGGTTTTAGTGACAAGTTATAGCAAGCAGCATAAGAAGGACTGCTACCATGAAACCTGTAAAAAATTTATTGTTCCCGTAACTCCAATCTTTCATGGTAGCGTTTTATTGTAAGTTGTTTTTTTGATCTAAAAGCCTTTTCATTTCGTGTATCCTTAAGTCCCTGTGGAATTTTGCTATCTCCATTTGGTTTTTCCATTTTTCAATCTTACCCTCACAGACTTTAAACCTGTCATCATGTAATTTACAGGAACGAACCAAATACCTTACGTATGGATGCTTGATTCTCATCGGAGCGTTTTATTGAGAGTTGAGTGATTCTTTTTTGTCAATCAATCGGACTGCTATCTGTCGAATTTGTTCAGATAATTCGTCGGAATCACGTTTCGATTTCCTTCCCTGCGGCATTAGCCTTAATAAAGCCGCACTTTCTTTTGTTAAAACAGATTGGATGCTTTCTATCTCAATCCTGTGCTGATTCTTTGCATCAAAATACTTAATCCTAAGCCTGATGTTTAATTCTTCTAAAGTCTTAACTTCATCCGATATTTCTTTTATCTTTTCCTGAATCATGATGGAGCGTTTTAAAGATTATGTTTTAGTTGCTCAAACATTTTTGAATGAACCACCAAGTAACCCGGCATTTTTATAATGGAGTAAACCTTTTTCCATTTGAAATTACCTTCTCGCTTTGCCCACTTGTTTCTGATTCTTTTCTTCTTACTCTTAGGAAAGCGAAATTGAATGTGCTTGTCTTGCTCGGTAGCGAGGTCATTTACGATAACTTTAGTTGTGGTTAGCTCATCGTAAATCGGGTATGTTAGCTTTTTGCCATCCATTGGTTCGAGGGTTATTAGGAGTTGAAAAATTCGGGGACAATGCCCCGCACAAATACAACTTCAATTGTGATAAAATTAAAAAATATCTTCAATTACCTATTCGATCAAACGTGATTTTCAACCTCTACGATCAAAGGGGTACTATGATTTTTGATTTATGGACTGTAAGAATTTCTTGTATGCCCTCCACTCTCTTGTAAGTGATTCAGCAATTGCATACCCCATGCTATCTTGAATGAAAAGACCTTTCTTTTCTCCTAAATACTGAAGCCTGCCCCATCCTCGCACGTCTGCAACATGATTATTTTCAGCGTCCCAAATACCTATTCCATGACTATCATACTTGAATGGAGCTTTGTAATTTTCATACAGCAACTTGATTTGTTCGATTCTCTTTTTATCTATGTCCATATACGGTCATTGATTTGATTTAATTAATGCTTCAGATTGTAATTCCTGCAAACTGATGGCAGGGTCACATAAAAAGCAATATTCAGGAGTTCTTAAAGAGTAACTTTTTTGCAATTCATGTGCACAGCCTTTGCAAACAAATGTTTCATGTTTTTCTAAAATAGAAATAGCTTCTAACATTTCCTTTTTATCTTTCTCAAGGTCTTTAATTGTTCGGCTTTTGTCTGGCTCAGGCACACTACTTTTTTTGTACATTTCAAGATTACAGGTTGTGCCTTTTAAAAATTCCTTAATTGCGAAAATTGCAGTTTTCATATTGTTCGAGTTAACGGTCATTTAGATTTTTTCCTTTTTGATCCATTGTTCTATTATTATTCCACGAATTTAAATTTACCATCAATCATTTCAACCCTTTGTCCAGGATTGGCGGGGTCATGGACATTGAAGAATTTTCTTTCTTTTTTTGATACTTCTTGTGGCGGGTTTGCTTTCCGCTTTTCAATTGATTTTTTCCGGGTCTTAGCTGCTTTATCTTCGACTTCAATCAATAACATGTTTTCTGCCCATCTAAAGGACTTTCCCCATACAAGGGTAGCAGCATCCCGGCCATGTTCGTTTGACCGCCCTGTAAATCCCGTCAGTGTCTGAAACTGGAATTTATTTGTTTTTGTGGGTTGCACCATAGCACCAACGGGAACTTTCGCCCGATCTGCCCGGATGCGGTTCGAGGGGGCAATCTGGATAGTAACAACTTTATGCCTATTCAATAATTTCAACATTAATTTGCCAGCCGCTTTATTCTCTCCTATTCTTTGAGCCGTGGTAAATGCTTTAGATAGTTCTGAAGCAATCATTGGCCAATCTGTTTTATTCGGCAGTGGCCAAGCTTTTGCCCCTAATTTCTTCATGTAGTTGCCGAATAATGTAATTATCGGTTTGACCATTCCCAGCGCCTTGAACACGGCAGAATCAAGAGCCGGGTTTTCAAGTACTATCACGCATCTATTAAGCTTTATGTTTTGCCCAAGCCATTCAATACCGTCGAACCAATCCCCGCCAAACATTTTCATTTCGTTGGTTTCTGGATCATATATACATATTCCAAGATTATTAAAACCTGGATCAATACCAACTAAAAATTTCTTTTCCGATAAATCTACTTTCATTGGGCAGTCGATTAGATAGGTAGGAACACACGAAGAATTAAGAAAATCAAAGGGCGGGTTAAAACGCCCTTTGATTTAATGACGTTAGCTATTCTGTGTAACGGTAAACCCTGCAACGCCCAACGCCGTATTGGCAGCATCGGAAGCAGCAGTTCTAATCCCGTTAGAAGAACCCGCAACATTAATGACGCCCGGTGTTCCTCCGTTTGCAAGTCCCGGTGTTCCTTGTACGGCTGCATTGGCAGCAATCAAGAAAGCATCAACGGCGGCGGCATTGTAGCCGCAATCATTGACAGAGATGTTTATCAATTCTTCGCAGACCTGCCACCCGATAGCGGGAGCGCCGGAAAGTCCTGTTGAACCTGTTAGATCAATATCGGTGATCGTCGCCGCTGCCGCAATCCCTGGCAGGTCGTCAAATTCGGGCGTTCCCCCGTTGAAACTGAAAGTACACGCAAGTAATTCAAGTTTTTCAAGTCCGCTTGCGGCGGCGTTGTCCTGGATTAGAAGCATATCCCCTTCGTCAATGATCTGAGCCAGTTTCAATTTCTTTGTAGCTAAAGCGATCTGTTTGTAATCCCTGTGATCGTGATAGCCCTTCTCTGTGTTAATCGACATTGTTAAATTTTTTAATTAGAAAATGATAATTCCCTACAAAGTACCACTAATTGTAAAATAAATCAAAATATAAATATGATATTCAATTAACCTTCCTCAGCGTTAGACCACATTTTAGGAAAGCCCGTTCCTGTTTCATCGGGATGAATAAATGGATCAATTCCCCTATCTGCCACATACCGAAACGGCGTCCAGTGGAGCAACTTTCCTGTGATTTCTTTTTGTCCGTGCTTCCTTGAGAGGTGTATAAACCAACGTAAAAAATCGGAAGTCTTTAGCCCGTCCTTTTCCGCAATCTCACAGAGCCGTAAATATTGTCTTCCGTCTTTGTGTGTAACCGTGTTATCAATAATATTATAATTGACAGAAAACATTAAAGCCTCATCAATGTAAAGTGCAACCATTGTTCCATTTTCGCCCAATTCCTCAAACCTGAATTTGAACGGCTCAAATCCGTCTAAGAGCGGAACCGCTTGTTTATGTGAGGGAAGGTAGGTGATTGGACAGAAATCAAATTGGGTCTTATGCAGTGTCTTTCCTGTCAATTCCGAATGCCAGTTTTCCGCATGTTGCACCTGGAAGTTGAAAGGCTTCCCCCCGTTGCGGGGATTGTTTGAGTATGGATGGATTTTCATTCCTGGCGTCCAACGCCCGTCCATCCTAAAGGTGTGCTTCTTCCGTCCTACTTGGGCATTATATAAAAAGTAAGTCCTTATTTTACCTCCTTTGGGATTTGCCCACGGCATGAACTCAGAAAAGGATAAAATCATCTTTGGTGTGTTTTTGATTAAAAAGTACGTGGGCAATCAAAAAAGGGGTATTGCCCACGTCCAATCTTTCCATAGTCTAACAAACACGTTTTTTTATTCGTTTTGATCCGGGAACCCCATTCCGATCTGATCTGGGTCTTTCCTTGTTTCCCTTAGTTCACTGTAATGTGCAGCCTTTTCAAACCCCCATTCGCCGGCGGCTAATTCCATAGAAGCCTTTTTTTGGAGCATGGCCAGCCGTGATTTTGGGTCATGTGAATGAAATTGGATTGTGGTAAAAGAAGATGCCACTTTAAAGGTGCATTTGATTGCGTCCACGGTACAAACAACGATCAATGTCGAAGCTTGTTCCCCTACTTCCAATGCTTCCCTCCATTCCCTTTTTTCCACTTTTTCCAATCCCATGTTATCGTAATCGGGTAATTTGAACCCTGTAATAGAAGGGGATACCCCTGTTGCTGCCTTTGGTGTTTTTTTTGCCATCTTTAATGATTTACTAAAAAGGTTATGAAATATAATTTAGTCACAAATATAGTTGTTTTGTGATAGAATCCAAATTAAATTCATTGTTTTTTATCACCAAATAAAGGAGGGATAGTTTTTTTGCAATCTTTTTGGCCTTGATCCCTGCCAACCTATCGCTTTCTTTTGCCGCAACTTCACCCATTAACCGGATTTTTCCGCGTGTGGCCACATCTTTTGTGTTTTCGCTCGACACTTCTTGCCTTGCCAGTTGTTGCGCTTCCTCCCATATCGGTTTCCATACTTCACTTACATCAATGATCCCCTTCTTCCGCAATGCGTCGAAAATATAGGATGGGCAGTCCCGCCAATCTGTTTCCGGGTCTTCTTTTAGCTTCCGAAGCGTCACGACCAATTGTGGCCAGAAGTTCCGCCGCATCCTTTCTGCTCTTTTTTCATGCTCCTGGCGCTCCACTGTGTCGTGCTGCTCTTTTATGTAATTGGCCACGGCTTGAGCCTTGTGGGCTTTCCATGCGGACAGGACGGCGGAAAACGCCTTGGCTGTCATCTTCCCCCCGTACATTTCGCCCCGGCCTTTTTTATCCCCTAATTCCCCGGCAGAATGCAACCTAAATGCAATCCAGATTTCGGCAACGGACATGTTTTTAAATTCATTCTGCAAGGCTTTTACACATTCCCGTTGGACGATAGCCGACACCTCTTTGTCCCCTCCATAAGCCATTGCGATTTTTTTGATCTCGCTTGCTAAATAGGCATTTGTAAAGTCACCTTTTGGCAGTTTCAATACTACCCTTGACTTGTTCCTGATGATGGAAGCCAAATGATTTGTTTTAAAATCCAAGTTCCTGCAAGCCAATTCAATGATCCTGCCATCAACTGGAAAATCTTCTACACTAACGGGCAAGCTTTCTTTTTTCGGTTTTACAACTTCTGTTGTCATCATTTTGCATTTAATACGAATTTTCTTCCCTTAACATCTTTAATGCCTCTAAAGATTGTTGGTTTGATTCACTTGCCACTTGCTCCTTGGATTTCTTTTTGTCCCCGGTGTACCCGTTTGAAAGGTTTTTTTTAATATCCACATAGATAGATTCAAAATTACTTACGAAATTTGTTGGCGTGAATTTATCCATGTACCAACAATTTGTAAGATTAGAGGCTGTTTGAAGGAACATTGACAAAGCCCGGTCAACAAACGTTTTGTCCCTATGGTATATTTGCCCGGAAGATTTAGCCTTGTCCCTTAACATTCTCATAAGATTTCCTAATTGCCCTATCTCCTTTGCATTCCAGTACACGCCCTCAGACCCGTTGACCGTCAATCCGCAATTTCTTTGCCACTGCCTGTAATTTTCATCAAACATGGCTTTTGCTGAAGTAAAGACGCCGGGAGGCCACTTTTCTTTTTTGTCCTTTTTTCGGGGAATATTTTTTGGTTTTTCTTCTTTGTTTTTAAATAGTGTTTGTGTTTTTCCATTAATAGATTTTTTTGGTGGAGTATGGGGCAATTCGTCAGAATTGAAGTTTACTTCTAATCCTTGGTTATTATTATCTATACTAGTACTATTATTTGTCGGATTTATTTCCGAGTTGGATTCGGAAATTTTTCCGAGTTCATTCGGATTTATTTCCGAGTCTCGGAAGTGCCCGTCTTTATTAGTGTTTCTCCATAATTTACCCTTTTCCGCAATGGCAATACAGTCTTTTGAAGTTATCTTTTTGTAAAAGATTACACCTTTTTTTTCAAGGCTCTTAAAGTGACGGTAAATTGTGTCAGGTTTATCTGTTACTACTGGGGCTTCTTTGAGTACTTTATACCTACTGATAAAGTAATAATCAATGTTTTCTACGGTGACCCTTTCCGCCCACGTTGGTACATTGAAAAGGAAATCAAAAACAATTGCTTCAGCCGGATTCAAGCCCCATTCAATAGCCTTTACCTGATTGATTGAAAAATTATAAGTCATGGGTACTCATTTTAAGGCACAAAAAAGCCGTTCAATGTTTGACCCAGTTGCCTCTAAGGTTGCATCCCTCCCACCGTGAGGTCGACAACCGGGTCAAGCACGAACGGCTTGAATAGTGGTTATTTCCGCCTTTTTTCCATGCAACTTTCCAAAAGACAACACAAAAGTAGTCATTCAATCACAGATTTGCAAATATTGATTTCTGAATCCCTTTTGACATCCTGTTTTTAGCAGCATTATAATAATCTTCATCCATTTCAAACCCCACGTAATCAAACCCCATTGATTCACAGGCAATTAAACTGCTGGCACTGCCAACATGTGTGTCTAAAATTAAATCACCTTCTATTGCGTATGTTCTTAAAAGCCATTGATAAAGGGCAACTGGTTTTTGTGTGGGGTGTATTGTTTTTTCGTTTCTTATCCTTTTGTCAGCATGATTGAATCCATAACTATCTAAATTTATATTAATTGCAACTTTATCAAAACTCCCCCATGCCAATTCAAAATCTGAAAAATTTGGAACTGGATTTCCTTTTTGCCAACAAATCCAAAAACGTGAAACGGGTATCATATCAGTAAAGTAATTACCCCCCCCATATTATTTGATTTTTACTAACCCTAAACACTTGATTGAAATATTCTTGATTCGGTCTATCATTCAGATAGACCGAATCGCCTACACCAAACCTAAAATTAAAATGTTGCCCCCCTCCATATGGGGGATCAATAACAGCAAGGTTAAAGTAATTATCAGGATAAGAAGGAAGCCCGTTTCCTATGCCCATACAATCGCCCAAGATGAATTTTCCCATTTTAGATATTATTTATAACCAATATACAAACCAATAACACCACAACCCAAAAAACGAAGGGCGGAAATTCGATCCTTTGCCCAAAGATCAAAATCAGAAACATGTCGCTATCAATGGTCATCCCGAACAACGCCAGGGTCAAATCATTGCTTTCACGCTGGACAGGAAACAACAATAATTCAAAACACCCTGTCCTTATTGTGAGGATGAAGACTTTGTTTTCGATTTGCATTTCTTCGATTTTGAGCATTCGTTAATTTGATAATCAAATAAATCCCTAAAAAATAGGGTAGAGCTAAGAATAAGAAATCCATGATTGGGTGTTTTGTGTGATTAAAATTATACACTATCAAAAAAAACTCTTCTTAATTTCCTTTTTAATTTCAAAATACCGTTCCGGGTTTTTGTCCAATTGAATCCGTGATGCCCTTAAAGAATCTAATTTAAATTGAATATTCCTTAATTGGACTACCAACCTGGAAATGTCTTCATCAATTAGCAACTTTTCTTTTGAAATCTGGATTTTTATTTCACTCATTTTAAGGCGCTTTAAGCGATGTTCTTTGAAAACGTGCGTAGACACCTGCAAAAAGGATTTTGGCTTACAGTGCCCACGCACAAAACATACATCGTCATTTTAGCCGCCCATACGGGCAGCGATTTCTTTGTAATGGTTGAATTTTGGTTCATCGGTGGGGAAATAAAATTTTGGCATCTTAACGGGGATCACATAAACCCAGACTTCCGCCGCAAAAATTATGATCCTTGTCAGGTACATTTTCCATCCTTCGTCGTCAAGCCTTGTAGTCGATGGCGGTAAGGTTATCGTTTCGCCAAAACTGTTTTTCACTTCAACAGAATTATCCAAAAATTCTTTCTTCAACCAATCGTGTGTACTATCAAGCGTTGATTTTATACCAGGATCAATAGGATAGCCACAAACATCTTTTAAGGCAATGGCCACATGCTTTACCACAACTGCGAAGTAGTACCCTTTATGGGACTTTACATGTTCCGATTCATCTTCTCTTATCTCAAGGATAACCCGTACCCCATCACCTAACTTTTTTGCAAAGTATTCAATGGCGCCCCTGTTGGGAAAATGCAATTTGCCTTCATCCCTTTCGCCTTTTTTATAGCCTGATAATCTTATGCTTCTTGCCATTATTATTTATCTTCTAAAAGTTCGGAATTTTGGAAGACATTTCCAATGACTTCAAAGTCGGATTCCTCAAATTGGAAAAATGCAAATGCCGTGGCGTCCGGGGTTTCATTTGATTCACCGCCAACATGGGTCAACCATTCCCGGTTTTTGATTCCGACTAATTCAAATGACAGTAGATTGGGATTGTAACGGATAGACCCAGACAACTGCGAGCCCCTTTCCGACCCATCAAACCACCAATAAGTAAATGAAACAATATCACCTTCCCATATTTCAACGCCATTGGAATCCTTCATCCCTGTTGACAACAAGGCGTTTTCATAACGCCCCAAAATGGTATGTGAAAACAGTGATTGCAGCCCGTCAATTTTCGGGTAAACCATTTCTTTGTTGACATCATCCCATGCCCTGACACGTATTTCAAATGGGTCAATGGCTTCAGGCTTGCCCACATTTGGCAAAAGAATGCCGATCCTTGCCATCCGCCCCCGTTCATGCAAAGCAATCATTCTATCCCTTTGACCTCCACTCTGTAAGGTGTTAGTGTACTTCCTTAAAACAACCATCAATTCATTGAATAATCTTGAATCAACAGTGATTTGATTTTTCATAATTAGTTTCCGTTTGCTTTTTTGTAAATAAACATTTTGAATAACAATTCAGAACTTACGAACCCGAATGAGTTGAGTTCAAAAAATCCGTGAATAAAATTATATTTATTCCTTGTCAAACCCTGCAATCCGTTTTCACGGATAAATTTACATGCTTGATCGTTTGGGTTTAATTTGAAATCTTTCATAATCCTTTATTTTTTAAAGTGGAAATTTCTAATACATCATCTAATCTCAAAGTGGTGGCAGTATTCCTATCCCTCCAATTTTAAAGGTTCAACAACTTGAAAGGATTTTACTTTTTCGGCTGTCAACAGACCCGTCATAGATTCGCCGTACTCTAAGACCTTTTCGGCGCTTTCAATATCAAGATCACAAATTAGGTTCACAACAGGGTAATTATTCTTTGACCCTGCACGGTTGGACTTATGTTTCTTTACTGTCAGGTTGAAAGGTAGCATGATGACCCTTCCAAAATTATTCAAACACATATCAAACATTGATATAATTTGATGAATAGTTGTTTCCTTCGCCTTCGTCCTATATTCCCAAACTCCAAGTTCCGTACATCCTAAAATAATAAACCTTAATACCAAAACTTCATGCCATTCTGCTTTATATTTTTCCGTCGAATGTTTGATAGCCAGTCTATTCATATATTTTTCCACTCCATAAATCCTTGCATCTTCTTTTTCAAATCCCTTTTCCACGGAACGGAAAAAGATTTCTCTGTTGCCATACGAAACTAATGCCCCGGATTTATCACGCAGTTCTAACCGTTCGGAGCATACTTCGTCAATATCATTAGAATGAAATGTAATAGGAATATAGGTTGGCCTGTCAGAAAATAGAACCTTCATTTGATCCACCCTTTTTTGCACAAAGGAAGTGAAACGAAAATGATCTAACGACATAGGGTAGCCCGTGTCTGGATTTTTCATCCCTGTTTTTACTTTACCTATGACGGGCATTGTGTACGGCTTTAATTCGCTCTTTACAATTCTCATATTTCAAGAGGCTTTTTTGCAATTGTTGACAAAATCTTGTGATCTTCAAAATTGAATTTCCCCAACGTGGCAACACCTTTGATTTCCATGTGTGCCCGTGGCGGGTCGATCCATCCTTCCAATTTAGCCATTTCCATCCTTCTAATAACAGACGTCGCAAACTTGGAGTCTGTTTGGTTTTGTAATTTATAAGTGGGTTTTTTTCTCCAATCAGTAGGCGACCAATTAAAGACATGCGTAACTTCAAAGACTTCACTGAAAAGGTCGTTCCATATTTCCTTATATGCCAACAACTGCAATTCATGTTCCGGCCAAAAACCTTTCCGCCCGGACTTCAAATCAATAAGAGCATTTACCTTGCCTTTACCAAACTTGATGCGGCAGGGAAGGTCTACACATCCCGCCAGCCCATGCTTCCGGGAAGAAATAGCAATTTCGCTTCCAATTACTTCCAATTCTTTTTCTTCAGCAAAAACCAAGAATCCCGCCACGTCCTTTACAATTTCAGAAGCCCACGATAAAGCTTTGTAATTATACCCGGCGTCAATTGCTTCATCAATCGCACGTTGGGCAAGTTCATCAAAGTCTACTTGTCCGGCTCGGCAAAGCATTGTGATTTCTTTGTGAAGCAGTGTCCCGTATGCCGCCGTACAATTGGCTACATGACGGGCGACTTCCGTTCCGTGACTCGCAATCCATTGAATCAAAAAAGGTGAAGTGGGAAGGCTCTTTTTAGTGAATTCGGTAACTGACAAATAAGGGATGGCGTCAGTACCTATAAACTCAAAATAATATCTTTCATCCCCTTTATCATATCTCCAAAGACGTGTGGGAGATTCAAGCCCGGTTATTTGTGGTTTTATTTCCGGGCTGACTTCTATCAATAATTTGATAAAATCACTTTTAGTGATTGTTTTTTTTACTTGACTCATTTTTTAACGGTTTTACGGTTTTAGATTTTGGATCTCAGTTCCTTTTTCATGGCGATGACCATCTCTTTTATCTTGGCAATCCCAACCTCGTTCATCACCACAATAACCAAATCTTTTTTGGATGGCTTGCTCCCGTTCAGTAACTTATAGACCCGCTGCCATTCTTCAAATTGCTCATGGTGAACATTAGTGAACCCGACACGGACAACCCGTCTATGTGTAACTTTCTTTTCTTGATTTACTTTTCCCATTGTTTTATTAAATTTATTATGTGACAAAGATAGTGATTTTATCACAATTATTGCAGTAAATAGGTCGCTATTCCCGTCCCAGCGTAACCAAGGACGCATCCTAAGAGAAAGTAAACCGTGAAAGATAGCCGCTTGTTTGACTTTTTAAGGGATTCAATATCCACTCTAAGTAATTCAATCTCTTTTTTCATGAGTTGTGTTTTTTTAACGGCTCTTACTTTTATTTAGTCCAGACAACAAAACTGTCTGCTGATTTTATTGATTTCTTTTGTCGAGCATTCACAACTAATCCGTCTGAAAACTCAGTGTGCCAACAAAAATGATTTATTCCCCTGCCCTCCGATACTCTGCCAGCTCGCACAACTTGGCTAATTTTGAACAAAGCAAAAGCAGGATCGGTATCGTCTTGTATTTCAATAATTATTTTAGACATTGTGATTGTATTTGAAAAATGGTCGGTTGTTAATTTTGAATTAAAATTTTGATCTTTTCCCAGTTTGTGATTACGGCTATCAAACATCCCAACATCAAACCTCCGAATAGGGCAAAACAAATTCTATTGATATTTGAGACTCGGCTTTCATCACAATTATTTTCTTTATATTACTATCAAGATTAGGGAGTACAATTGTTTGCCCAGGTTTTACTTTCTTGTCATTTATGATAATTGTTTGGTTAGTATCATTGGTATATTTCCAACCACCTTCACCCTCTGTTTGAAATATTGTGTGGTTAGTAGCCGTAGCACCTGTCGTGTCTTTATCCCACAGGTTAAATTTATTGAATGGTGGAAATCTCATTAATTTATTTTTTAACTGTTCTCGAAATACGGGCGTTGATTAATTAAGAGCCAGAGCCAGAGCCAGAGCCAGAGCCAGAGCCATCTCCAGAGCCAGAGCCATAGCCAGAGCCAGAGCCATAGCCAGAGCCATCTCCAGAGCCAGAGCCAGAGCCATAGCCATCGCCATAGCCATAGCCATAGCCATAGCCAGAGCCATAGCCATCGCCATCGCCAGAGCCATCTCCAGAGCCATCGCCAGAGCCAGAGCCAGAGCCATCTCCAGAGCCAGAGCCATCTCCAGAGCCATCTCCAGAGCCATAGCAATTAGGTTGATAATCGTCTTTTATTTTAACTTCCTGTTGCTTCATGGTTTCTTAATGATTTTTCCGCTTCTTTTGAGCAGATGGTTAATGAATAATCTTCGATAATATACTTTCGAGAGACTACGCCAGATATTTTGCTATCACTATGAAGTCCGGTACATGAAACACCTTCATACCAACTAACATTATTATCTTTTGGCTTATGGTAATATATCCGTCTTGCATCCTCAATTACTACTCCTGTATCATCTGCCATTACTACAGTCCCGCAATTTATACCCTCATTCCTTGTTCTAACAATAGCATATTGGCCGATTGAGTCTTTAAGGATTTTTGATTGTTTCTTTTGCTTACCAAATACAGAAACCAATTCTTTGATTTCACCATACGTTAGATTTTCTAAATTCATTTTTAATTATTGTTTAGTGATAAAATATTGTACTCTAAATCAGTTATTACTTTGAGTAGTGTTTACAGTTAAAACATTTAAAATGCCCAACGCCAAAGAATCCATTTTTGCATCTTTGGTTAATTTATGTTCGTACTTATCTCTTATTTTTAAGTCAACTATTTGACTTTTAATGTTGATACTTTCGCAACTGATATTCATTTTTTATTAGATTTTAATTGTTCTTCAAATAGGTCAATTTAGCTTTTTTGTGGCTAAGAACCTTTCAAAATCAGCCATTGAAAACAAATCATATGCTTCCTCAAATGTGCAATAGTGGTGGCCTTTGTTGGATAAAACATTGTCTGCGTGGAACCCGATATTGAAAGCCACCAAGCCGCCTTTTCTTGTTTCGTCATAGTCATAGATCAAATCCTTTTCCGTCGCCCATGCGAAGAAGTCAGCCAAGTCAAAGTCAAAAGTCGGACATGCCGCTAAAAAGTCAGTGAATGCAAATGGATCAACAGCCTGTATTGTCTGGCCTTTGCCACTTTCCGGCATTGGATCAAATTCACCGTAAACGTTGGCCACTTGATAGGTGACAATAGTCGGTGATACATAGGTTTGAAAATCCCTTGAACGGTAATCCAATTTAGATGCAAAAGAATGTACGTCCAAATCTACAATACGGACTTTCAACGACTCGTCTTTCTTGCCGATCCTGACGACCTTATCAATAAACGTAAAGCTGAATACCTCACCGTCGCTGATCTTCTTTCCTACATAGCTTAAAACGTTTTTGGTGGGATCGTGCTTCACAAGTTCAAACCCTGTAAAGTTACCTTCCCCGTAACCTGTCGGGATAAACAAATCACCGATGGAAAGTTCTTTGATTGAAATCTTTTCTGTTGAGATATGATAATCTGAATGATTGAATGACATTTTGAATTTGTTTGATTGGTTATTAATACTGCAAATGTAGTTCCATTTTGTGACAATTCCAAATGTTTTGTCACAATTATTTAATCACGGGCAAAAAAAAAGTAGACGTCCGTAAAACGGATGCCTACCATTAGAATGAATCAAGTAAAAATATTTTTTGCACAATGTATTGTCCAGGCTTTTTAAAATAGTGTCCGCTGTGTCTGTTGAATGCACTGTCCCTTTTGTCTGTCAATACTTATGCACGAAATAAATTCTGGACATTATATCCTTATTTTTTAATTGACCGTTGGACACCGATAAAGACAAGGACAAACATTGAAGTCATTACCATCTCTGCAAAAAACCATTGTTCGTTGATAGCAAGTGAGAAAACGGAAAATTGCATGACCCCAAAACACCATTTCCATATTTCCGCCGTCCTATTGTCCTTGATCCTATTGTACGTAACCACCGACCCTATCCCTGTTGCCAAACCGATGATGCTAAAAAAGATAGCGGAATAGTCTATTTTGTTTTTGAACTCATTGTGTCCGATCACACCGAAGGCGAACATGTCCGCCCAAAGTATAACGAGCAATACCAGCATGATAAGCCAATCGGCGGAAAGCCTCTTTTGTAGATTATTGTTATGGGGGCGTTTTAAGCCCTTCTGACGGGGTACACTCTTTTTCGTTGGCGTGCCGCTGGGTTTAACGGTAACGTTGATTTGGGAAGACCTGCGTCCATCTGACGTTAAAAATCTTATCAGTTCTGCGGAAAGGGTTTGAGCTTCGCCGGGAACTTCCATATTTCCCCGGCGAAGCTTCTTTTTTAAGGATTCGACATTGACCCCTTTTTCTTCTGCCAGCTCACCTATTGTCATTTTTTTCGACTTTGTGACAAAGGTAAACAATCAGTCACAAACAATAAAGCAATGCAATAAAAAAAGACTTACCCGTAGGGATAAGCCTTTATATTACAATGCTCAAAGGATAGAATCATTCCAAAAAGAAAGCCTAACCCCAAAAACTACTAAAAGGCAGGCTTTCATTACAAATTATAATCCCATGAACAATGGGACAAATATAGTGAAAAAATTATTGAGATGTCGGAAACCTGATGACCCCGCCGCTTGCCTGTACTAATAGCTGTGCATCTGCAACCGCCTTTAATTGTTCATCTTCCGTTTTCGGTGTTTTGAAAATCTTACTGAAGACAGTATCATAAAGACCCATTGCGAACATTGTAAATGCAAACCACATGACACCCCATGACATCCAGAATTCAAGGGTCTTGAAATCCCCCCCTTGTATCAATAGCCATGCAATTGCAAGTGCCCCGGCAATGCCAGTGACCAAGCGTTTGTTTTTGGCAATCCCGGAAAACAGCGATTTTATACCTTTGATGGAACGTGACCCGAAAGCCAGTATAGAAGTAAACGCCCCGCCAAGGAGCCATTTCGCTATTTCCATGATCCAATCGAGCGGCCTTCCTTCTGTTTCGGAAACATTTTCCTTGATTTCGGCAAAACCTGTCAGTAGGGTAGACACCAACTGTCCGACATTCTCACCCACTAACGTAAATTGCTGCTCATCGGTGTTCGTGACGATTGCCGTATCTGGGCTAACCATAACAACTTTCTTGACATCCCCAATCTCAGCCGCCAAGGAATCAACATTGGCTTCAACTTCGACAACTTGTCCGAACGTGGCCACACTGGCAAAGGCAAAGAATAGATAAAAAATAAACTTTTTCATTGTAATAAATTTTGATGATTGAATTTAAGTTAACTCAGAAATGAACCCGTCCGCCGATCTTGCCGACCCCTCTTTTTATTTTGGGGTAATACTCCCCCTCTACAAATGCGCCAACCCATTTTGTCCGGCGTTCGTAACCCAGACCTAAAAGATAATTTATATCGGTGTTAGCCCCTGCAAAAATACCAAATGTGTTTTTCCGCCAAACTTCATAGGGCTTTTCTATTGTGGTGGTAATTGCGGTCACATCGGTCTTTATCTTCATTCCATCAGTCGGTATGATACCAAAAACATCCGCCTTCCATTGGGTTTTAAAATGCTTGCCAGATACTTCCCCTGAATATTCCCGCCGCTCCCCTTTAGTGTCATATTCTTGGAACAGTTCCTCAATCAATGCCTTATCCCTGTCACGTTGTTTCCCCAGGTCTGCAATCTGCAATTCCTGAAGCCTTGATTTTTCGGTGCATTCCAAAACGGCCATGATTTGTTTGTCCCGGTCTTCGATGCTTTCCAAAAGTTCTTGCGCAACTTTTTTATAATGCTGATACCTTCCGAAATAATGATCCCTCTCTTTTTGTAGTTCTACCGCATCTGCAATGATTGAATCCCGGATGTTGTCAAACTCCGAACCCGTCCAATCACCTTCCTTTTCTTCCTCGACAACGGTCACTTTTTCCACAAGGATTTTACCGCCGACCTTTGGGGGCGCATTGCACCCAAAGCAACCACGGAACCTTGATAGGGCGAACATCAGGACTATGAATCCGCCAATTAAGAAAATGGTGTTTTTTTTCATTTTGCAAATATTTTAGCTAAGGTTGAAAAATCATTCTAAATTCTTTACCAGAACTCCCCTAACGCTTGCTGTTCCGTCCGCCAATGCTGCCACGCCCCATGCGGACACTTTGATTTTTGAGAGTGAGGGGACTTTAACAAGTGCTGTCATTAAGGGGGATGATGTCTTTTTTAAATAAATCCCATCCTTGAAAAGATAGACATCCGGGATCAGGACACCGTTTTTATCCGTACTCCTTAAACGATACCGGACTTCTTTGTCGCCCCCTTCGCTCGAATGCCATTCCTGTACATAGAGCGTGTACCCTGCCGGAACCATCTTCTTGCACGTTAGGGACTGATTGCCCCCCGATTTTATGATCGAATAGACCGTATCACTTTCGGTAATCCGGTAAATGGCTATATCTCCAACCGCCACCCCGTTAGTCCCCGTAGAAATAGCATGGAAGTCATTGATAAACCGGATGTCCGTACTGTCTTCGATGAAATAGGCAATCCCGCCTGACGTGTTCAGTTTGTATGCCGTGTTTTGCGAAAATGCAAATAACGGAAGAAAAATCAGTAGTACGGTTTTTAGAAATTTCATTTTTTGCTTGATTTTGAGTGTTCAAATAAATACTTGATGTTTTTCCATATTGACACGCCCGTCAGTTTATTGACGTTTTCGTCTATGCTGAAGAACTCAACACGTGCGACCGCCAACGCCGCAATGTAGGAAATAGGGGAAACGGGAAAGCGCAGGAAGAAAATATCTATTACGTGGGCAGCGATTATAAAGAGCATATAAACAAGTCCTTTATCAATAGACCGCCGCATCTTTTCAGATGTTATTTTCTCTCCTGCTTTTTTTGCCGATTTTAATCCCGTGAAGTGATCTATTGCCACTAAGACAAAAGAACCTAACACAAAAGAAGCGATCGGCAACAGGAAAGTCCCCGCCACTCCAAGAGCCATGATTAATATGCCCTCTAAAAATTTTATGTCCATGATTTTTTCCATCACGTTTTTTATATTTAGTGTGTGTCCGTGATATTTAGAGACATTTTCCATTTTCAAAAAATTTATAGCAGTGCGACCAAAAAAACTAAACCAGTCCTATTTTGAAAGACTTCCTTTTTCCCGGTATTACGATTATATAAATACCGGCCGGAAGGCATAGGTCGTTACGTGGGTCAATCCCCCTATCATAAAACAGGTTGGCACTTGTTACCAACCTTCCGGCCATATCATAGGCGATGACCAATGTCTTCACATCCAATGTGTCCTGTTGGTTATGGAAACAGTTTTGAGAAAAGCCAGTAATCGAAAAGAAAAGAAAGATGATTGCAATCAATGTTTTCATGTTGAACTTATTTTTGAACTTTAAATTAATTATTGTATCAAATACCTGATTGTAACTGTAACCTCATACCTGTTGCCGGGGTTTGCAGGCGCCCCCGTCCCTCCGTTCCCATAGTAAACAGCAACATCAATGTCATCATTAACAGTGTCGGCAGAAACGGAACGAACCCGGCTGTCTATGTTACTAAAATCCAATTGGTCGGATTGAATGAGATTCCCTCCAACGACCCTTGCATCAATAGTTGATGTAAAGTCAGAAGCGAGGGGGGCAGGAGGATCAATAACAATGGTTGACGTGGAAGTCCCAACGGCAGTATAGACCAAGAACGAAACCGTGATTTCCACAAGGTCGTCAACCCTTTGGAATGTGCCCCCTATACTGCTTGTCGTACTGCCTCCTAAATCCTTTATGGTATCGGCGGCGGGAGCGGTTACGGTGAAAGTTGCACCTTCACTAAAAATATTCATATCCCCACGCACATCGTCAATATGATTCGTCTTTATTTCACCTCCCTCAATGGTCAATATTGAATCAACGGAAGTGGTTTGGTTAGCTGCATTTTTTACATATAGTTGTTCCTCTGCTGTTATGTCTCCTGACGCAAGGATGCTACCGTTAGGCACTGCAACGTCCATATCAGATTCTATGAGCAGCGCCGTAGCTCCTCCGTTCACCACTGAATTGACCAAAATTTCCATTTGGTCTGAACCATGGGAATAATTTATCCTACCTGCGTTATTATCATCCACGTCACCAAAATAGATGGCCGCCGTCGCCGTATTAGGGGTTAGGAATGTCAGACCTCCGTGAGTGCTATTCTCTATGACCACTTCATCCGCCGATGTATTAGCAGTTACACTACCAGCGCTTCCCGACATGATATGTACCTTCCCGTCCGGCGTGGTTGTCCCGATACCGAGTTCTTTGCCCGAATTGTCCCAAAAGAAATTAGAATTGTCTTCCAACAAATACCCAGAATTGGTAACAAAGGGAATGCTCCCTATAATAAAGGGCGTCTCTCCTGACACCATCGCTGAAATATTCCTGACACCCGATGAGTTCGTCAGATAGAAATTTGTATTCACCATCTCCATTGCACCTGCTTCGGCAACGGTTGTCAATGCTCCGTTTGTAAACTTTAGAGGCGCAAAACCAGCCGTTGCAATTCCTGCCTTCAAATGCAATGCTGCTGTTGGAATAAATGCACCAATTCCTACATTTTCATTTGATGCAATTACCATTGGAATATTTCCCGCTGTATTAACACCAAATAACATTTTCCCTTGGGTGTCAGAACCGTCCCTAACAACTGAAATCTGCCCAATATCACGAATACTTCCTGCTCCACTACGAATACCAAGAGCAAAAGTAGACCCAAAACCATCTGCCATTACCTGATCCGTGGTGTGTAGTATCCTCCCTGCCGTTCTTAGCCCCGTTGTAATAGAACTTGTTCTTTCGGATTGAAATACGGGGCCATCCACATCACTTACAGCAAGTTTGGTATTTGTGCTACCTGCATTGATACTGACATCCCCACTGGATTCGTTTATCCTCAAAAGGCTGACCCTGCCCCTGTCAACAATGTCCAGTGCCACACCTGGGTTATCATATTCAATACCCATCCTAAAAAGATCACTGCTGTTATTGAAATCTATCATCCTCAACCCTGAGAGGTTGTCCAACACGCTCATTGTGAGTGCTGGTATATCTTGTGAACCACCTACTAATTTTAATGTCTCAAGTTGTCTTGGATAATAGGGCTGGTCATCCAATCCAATTATCTCGATTGTATTGTCGGCATACACCTTGACAATGGAATAGGCGTTTGTGGCCGCTCCGTCCATTGCTTGCAGGCCAATATATTTTATGCCGTTTATTTCGGTATACCTTGGCAGACCTTCGTGACCTGTAAAAATAGCTATTACGTTCCCATCGGCTTCCAGTATTGTCCTTATCGCACTGGCATTCGTAACAGCATAAGCGCCTTCGAGATTATATTCGCAAAACACAATCACTGGCTTTCCTGTTGCTGCAAGGTCGGCAGTCAACCATGTTCTTTCATCGGGCGGGATATAAGCTGTGTTAAAATCAAAATTTCCTGTATCATAAGGGTCTCCATCATCATCGCTACGAAAAAGGGGATCAAGTACCACAAAATGAAAATTGCCGGAATCAAAGGAATAATAAGGTGTTCCCATTCCTGTCCCAGCAATATACTCTGTCTTTGATAGTGCATCCAGGTCATGGTTTCCCAGTGCGTAATACCGTGGAATCGTCAGGTCATCATAAACAGCTTCTATTGTATCGAGGTCAAGGAGTGCTTGAGGATTAGATGTTACTGTCCTCTCTATGAAATCCCCTATATTCACCACAAAATTGATGTTTGTATTGCTATTGTAGTCCGCAACTGCAGCTGTCAGCTTGGTTACGTCTTCATTGCCAAATTCAACAGAAGTAAACGCCCCAAACTCTATGTTTACACCTACATTAGCCAATTCATTCCTAAGATTGGCTTTTGTCGTATCACTTCTGTACACAGTTGCAAAGACGCTTGAATCAACGTGTTGCAATATTTCTTTTGACACAAAATCTTTGACCGCTTTAGCCGTGGCTATTTCTGAGTCTGAAGCCGCTGTAAATGACGTGTCAGTGATAATGCCGGAAAGCCATTCGCCATCTATACGGATAGAATCGCCAACAATAACCTCATCACCGACAATTATTTTTTGTGCGTTCACCTCAATAAAAGAGGCAACCATTAATAGAAGAATGATTATTTTTTTCATTTCAATCAAGAGTTTTAATTACGTGAGTGGCGTCGAAGCAAATTCCTTTAAGTGGACATCTACATCGGTTGCCGTTAAGTACAGTGTTACATTTGAACCGTTCGCCCAAATATCCGTCCGTACTCCGATTTCATCATTATTGGCCAAAGACCTTTCGGGCAGCACATCTTCAGAACCCACTCCGGTAGTACCTATTTTAACGGTATTCGCACCGTTGCTTTTGATACCGATCCATTCCAGTACTTTCCCTGCAAAGACAGTGATTGTAGTAGTGCCAAGGTTCAACCCTAAAGTTATGTCTTTATTGACATGCCCTTTTGAGTCGATAGTATTGATAAACTGCGCCTCTGTCGGGACATCTCCCGTTTCAAAATAAGTCTTTAATGTGACATCTGATTGTACCGACATTGTTTTTGAATTTTATAAGTTAATTAATCTACGATAAAGTCGTTTTCTATTTCCATTACACCTATTCCGCCCAATCCTGTCCATTCTGATCGTGAGAAATCAGAACACCTAAATGTTGACACCCTGGCCTGGAAATTAACATATCCCGTCCCGTCAAAGACTATCCCTGCCGCAAAATCAACGTCCGTGCCTACTTCCAAAAATGCTTCGACCGCTCCGTTCTTGCCCCAAATTTCCACAATAGAACTTGAAAATGCAAACCCGGTGGCTTTATCCGGCGAAACATCAAGGGTTGTGATCCGTGGCAATGACACTTCATAGGTTGCATTTTGTACATAATACTCATTATTGTCGGAATCGTAAACGACGTTTCCGACTGCCAATATAATCTGTGTGTAAAGTCCCCCTTTATGCTCATATAACCTAAAAAGCCCATCCGAATCAGACTCAATAAGAATCAGGTCGCCCAAACCGAGAAGAACCACGTCGCCCATTGAATTGATATAATACCCACCATCATATTCCACGCTATTTTCAAGTATATTGCTCAATGCCACAAAGTCCACGCTTATACAGTCGCCAACAACAGAATAATCCTTGGCAGCCAAGGCGTCCCCGTTTGTTACGATTACCTGATTAGACCTGATTTCGACTTCAATGGCCGCTTCATCCCCCCTGTCTTCCCATTCCGGGGTCACAAGTATATGGAACACGTTTATTTCATCCCCCAGGAAAAACACGTTGACACAATCCATGTGAGGCAAAACAGAAAGGGCATCGACGAAATTCTCATCCCCACGGGTCACAAAAAGTTGTTGTTTCCAACTGACTATTTTGTTCACATATTGAACCCCGTTCCTTTCATCAACTGCCCTTTCATATTGATACGATGGCCTTCCAAGTTCAGTCCTGAACCAATGCCAGAATTTAAAAGGCGGATCAAATTCGATGTGCCCAAATGGTAATGGTAATCGCCTTTGATGGAACCATTCTACTTTTACAAAACCTGTCATAGAACCTTCATCCATCCAACAAAAATCCTCTCTCCATAAAACTTCCCCCAATCCATCCGTGATCGTCATCCCCGTGACACCTTCCTCAAGTCCGCTGATTGGCAGTTTTATGATACCGGGATAGACCCATATTTTATAAGTCGTAAAATCAAGTACATCAAAACCCGTGGACAACATGGAAGCCGTAATGTCCGTAATAGACCCGTCACTTTCATAAAGTGTGATTGTGTCAACATTTGCGTCCGCTGGATCACGTATGATCTGGAAAGGAGAAATAAAACCAAGTGGCACGATATGTGGCCTTTCTTCACCATATGCCGCTTCCCTGTTTTTGGAAAGCTGCCGTGAATCGGGCATAAAACCCACCGGATTTATATTTCTTTTATTCTGTGACATGGCGCAAATTTATATTCTTTTCGTTACTAAATATATCACGTTCCACCCTGTAAGCTTTACCGTTCCCTATCTCGGTTGTCGTCAGTTCCAATGTCCCTATATCCTCAGACGTTGACATTATTATTTCCTGAAGCTTCCTTTTTGCCAATGTGATTGCGGTCGTTGCATATCGGTTTATATTTATATCTGAAGCCGGAAGCCCGTATTTATGGAGATTAGGGACTAACCAAGCAAAGGAAGCGTAACCGTTCTGCAAATTATATTCTTCTTCAGAATCAATAACTACGTTTACCAATGGCGCTTCATAGACCGTTCCGGGCTTGACAGCTTCAACAAATAAAAACCCATCCTTCGAAACATCAGAACCGCCATTGTGAATAAGGTCAATGTCAGAATTAAACCGCCCAATTGACCACTTTTCAACCTTGCCCTTTTCCACCCATTCAGAAAGGATGTCCATTGGGTAACCGATAAAAGGCTTTGAAGATTTCCCCTGCCATCCGAATTCATACCGTTCTGGCATTTCCGCCTTTTCAAATTTATAGGTGTTCTGAGCTGTTGCCCAAGCTTTTCCCGTCATAGGGTCAAATGTCCCGGTTAAATCCGTTCCTATGACCTCCCCGGCATAGCTGCCGCCATTTTCAAAGAAATTTAAATGTTCGAAGATCAATTCACTGTCATCATTCACCCGGTAGTAAACCCTTAAAGCCTGACGGTATAGATCAAAAATATCTTTTAACGTGATTTTTACGACGGGTTGTGGTTCGTCGTAATCCCCTACTAAAATGTTAGTAATAGGGACTATTATCGGCGTCTTGAAAACACCACGGATCGTATTTGATACACCATAAAGGAAGTCGCTAAAACCGCTCGTTTCTTCATGTGTAACACCTGACCCGACCGCCTCTAAAAGTTTTGACACAACATCGACTACTTTATAGCAATGGTTTACAATATAGGTTTCTGAAGCTTCGGATAGATCGGCTATCAATTGGGCATCATATTCGACCCAGAAAGAAGCGTCGAGCCAATCAGATTGAAGCACCGGATAGAATACGCTGCCCGTTGGCCTTGAGAAATGTTCATCTGGGAAGTGCTGTGCCGTATCCGGGAAAACGCCCCACCTTGTCCCCTCTGTTGTGTGGTCTTCGGAAATAAGAAAATCGGTATAGTCTATTTGATAGATGCGTGTAAAAACGCCGTGGTCATCAACAATGTCGGTTCCAGGGATGGCAAAAGTTGCGTTGCCGTCCACCGTGGCCGCTTTTGTCAATATACGTGAATAAAAATCAACATAGAACGCCCGGCACTTGGAAACCCCGCCGTCCGTCTGTGAGGTAAGCAACACACCCTGTTCAGCTTCAACAGGGATATTTGGGATCGGGTCATCAATTGCGCCAAGGTATTCAACAAAGCCATCACTTTCACGGGTAATCCTCACCCTTACGTCCGGGATCGACACAACGCCAAGCCGATAAACCCCGTCTTCCCGTAAGCTTGTGCCCAAACCTATATCATAAATGTAGACCCCGGAAACGTCAGCGCTTAGACCCGTGCCGCTCCCCGTTACAAAATACTTCCTGCCAGAATACCCGAAACGATAAGTGCCTTCTAATACGGAATGAACTTCAGATGGATTGGTTGTTACTTCTTCCCAAAACGCCGCATCGACATAATTGGTGATCTTATTGGCGCCCCTGACGTAGATTTGGAGTATTGCCCGGCGTATCAACTGAAGCTTTGTCAAAGGTGGTTCCAATTGGATCAAATCAAATTCCTTTGAAACCCCTTCGATTATTTCTTTATAAAGATCAACCGTCCGTGGCTGAACCTCAACCCTTTCATTGTCTGGGAAAAATTCACAATCCGTTTTGAAGAACTCTCCCTGCCAATTTGCAAGTGACAGGGAAACAGGATCGCCCGGCAACACTAAAATAACAGTGAAAAGGGTATCAAAATCAGCCGAGTTGACAAAAGTGTAGTTGTCACGTGTCAGCTTCATTTTCCCGTTCAGCTTTTCCCGGCTGAATTCTTCTTCTTTTACTTCTTCATCGACAATTTTAAAAGAACCTCCACCGATGTTCAAATCAGTCCATATGGTTGCCCCGCCGCCACCGCCGCCAATCTCGTCTGTGATATAGAATTTAGGTTCTGCCATTTAGTTGCTCATTATAACTGTCCTTTCGTTTTTATAATCCCTTACAAGGTTGCCCCGTGCATCCGTTGACGTGGTTTCCCTTCCTGAATTGGTGGCAATTGTCTTTAAATACCCTTCCATTGTCCGGTTCCCTGTCTTGACCGTTACCATACTGGAAGCTGCCTTAATGCCTTCGCCCGATGAACGGGCAAAGGATGTTTCCATCTCCCCCCGGTTCATGGCCTTGACCAATTGAGGGAGGAAGGATCCGTATTTTTTCCTGGCCGTTGCTGTGAATACTGCCATCCCTTCGCCACGTTCCGCCGTCAATACTTCTTTGCCGTCTTTGGAAACCCCAAAAGGAATATCGTCCCCGCTTTCATGCGACCCGCCAAAATCCAAATCCATGTAAGTCCCTTTTCTGTTCGTCCGCTTGGTCAATTGTGAAGCCCTCACTTTGGAGGCAATGAACGATCCCCACATGATCGCCAACGCAGGAATAGCCAAAGGAAAGCCCAATTGTCCCCAGATTTTAGCGGATGCCGTTACAAGGTTTGTTGCTTGTTGGGCTGCTTGCAACCGCTGTTCCGCCCTTTGTGCCTTTCTCTGTTCATCCAAGGCTTTTGCCTGTGTACCTTTGGCCGCTTCCAATTCATCTTCCGCCGTTTTTATGCGGCTTGCCGATCCTGCTGCTTGGTTGCTCAATTCCCTTTGCAAAGCTGCTTCCGCCGATTCCGCTTCCCTGGTTGCATTATCAACATTTTGATCTGCGATCTTTGTCCTGAACGAAGCGAATTCAAACAACTGTTCTTTTGCAAAATCAAGGGCAGACTTAATTTGTGATCCACCATCGCCAAAGTCTATACCCAATACATCATAAATATCTTCCGGGGCTTTGGCCTTTTCAGCTTCTTCAAAAAATTGGATACGTCCTTTTGCAAGTGCTTTTGAAGCAAATTCAGAAACCTTGTTGGCCGTCCCGTCTTCTGCTGCTTGACCAAAGTCAAATCCCAATAGGCTTTCCGGGGCGGCATTCTGTTTGTTCCTTTCGTTGGTCAACTTTTCTTCCAGTTCTAAAATATCCTGTGTGGCCGCTTTCCGTTCCCTCAGTGTTTCTAAAATACGCTGCAATGTAATATCATCTAAATTAAATTGCTTTAGCCTTTCACGGACAACCCTCTCATCTTCTTCTAATGCCAATTGATTGATGTTCAGTTTTTCCCCGGTGAAGTCCTCTAATAGTTTTTGCTGTTCTGAAAAGGCGGATTTATCTAATTCTACCAATCTTGCCAATGCTGCCCGGCGTACTTCGAAGGAGTTGTTTTCATCAACTGCTTGTCTTTCCAACAATCGTTTTTGGGCGTCATAAAAGTCAATGGCAAAGTCCAGTCCTTTTTCGAATTCATCCCGCCTGATCTCCCGGCGCAATTTCCCGCCTTCTAAGACACTGACGGTATATTCTGTTTCAATGGCCTGTAATTCCAGAAATGCCGCCGCCTGTGCATCCAGTAAGACTAATACGTCTTCCCCCGCACTTTGCCGGATGCTCAATTCCTGCGTAATGGTTGCAAGGTTGTTCCGTGCAATCTTGATTTCCGTTTCCAACCTGGCTTTTTGTGCTGCTTCCAAATCGTCCAAGGCTTCTAATTGTTGCTGATAGGAAAGGGTTGTGTCGTTTGCGGATACTTGGGCGATGGCTTCCGCACGTTGGAGATTACCAAGGGATTTAGTTAGCTGTGCGTTTTCTATCCGTCTTTCACGTGTGGCTATTGCTAAATCATCATAGCTTTTTTTAATATCTGAAATTTCCCCGGACAGCTCACCAAGCGAAAGCGATAGATCGGCCGCCAGCCCTGATAAGTCGCCTGTGAATATTGATTTTAGGCCGCTGCCGATACTTTTTAGAACAGTCCCCGCACCTTTTAAAAAGCCCTCATCGAAAGTTTTAGAGAAAGAAGCCGCCAGTTTATCGGAAATCAGCACCAAAGATGACATTGTTGTATTTAATACTGCAGTTGATTTCTCCAATAACTTCGCCCCCCGTTCAGTCTTCAGGAAGGCGCCGCCCAACACGCCAAGAATGGTTACAACAGTCCCTAAAACTAAAGCTATTGGATTTTTTATGATTGCCTTGAACTGTTGAAGTATGTTTTTAGCACCTCCTACCACATTTCCAGCCGCACCGGGAAACTCGTTCATTTGGGAAAGGGCATCTTTAATGGATTCGGTATAATTCCCGACACTCAAAGAAGTATTTCCCGTTTCCGTCTGCAACCTGTTCATTTCGTCCCTTATCTCTTTTGATTCGATAACCAGTTTTTTCCCTTCTTCCGTGTTTGCCCGTTGGGCTTTGGACATTTCATTCAACCGGACTTTTACAAGTGAGTACCGGGCAGACAATTGATTATAAGAGCCTTCAGTTGCCAGTACTAATTTTGCTTCCGCCCTTGCAATCTGATTGGCCTTCTTTTTACCTTCCCGTAAAACCTGCAATTTCTTATTGTTGTCGCTCAAGGCATCTTCCAAATTCCTATATTCCTTTTCCAATTTATCTACACTGGTTGCCGTTTTTCCGATTTGGTCACGGCTTTCGCTTGTGGCCGCATTGACGCCTACTAATTCTTCCTCCATTTTGGATGCTGCTTTCTTTACCTTGCTCAATACCTCAACCCCTGTTTGCCCGAACTTTTCAAGCTTCAGGATAGCCGCATCAATCGCCCCATCATCTTTTAAAATGTCACTATGTAGCGTCGGATTTGACATTATTTTTTCTTTTTACGGTTTGCCATTATTTGTTTTACCGTTTGCGAATGCTTTAAAAACTGATGTGCCGTCATATCGTCATGGATGTTCAGTTCCTTACGTATTACAACTATCGCATCTTCAAAACTATTTGTCCTTACCACCTCAACGCCTTCGCTCCCTGCGTAAAGGTTGGGGCGGATGAACTCAATTAAAATATCATCATATTTCCTTATTGCTTTTTCCTCGATTTTTCCCTGGATGAATTGGAGCGCTGCCAATGTCCGCCGCTTCAAAAGGCTTGCCCGTTCAACAGCCTGGACACCGTTTCCTATTTCCGGGAAGAACTGCCCGACCTCATATGTAAAGTTTTTTTTTGCTTCATTTACCCAGCCTTTGACCTTCCCCCAGGTCAGCCCCTTTTTGCCCCATTCTTTTAGATACCGATCCATTCCCCCTTGGCTTAAATCTGTTACTTCTTCACCGTTTACAGACTTCACCAAACAAACAAAAGCATTTGATAGCGGGGTAATTTCCGACATGGCAACCATGATTGCATTTTCCATATTTGAAAGGGCCTGCAATGCTTCGGATTTCCGTCCCCGCCCGATCCACTCCCTTAGTTCCTGGTTCCTTGCAATAATGGAATTCATATCCCCTCCAATCCCTGCATCCATAGCTATTTGCAAGTTGAAACGAAAAAACCTATCGACAGGCAATTCCTGGATGGAATCATATATCAAAAAACAGTTGCCGTTATGTTTCTGCTTTATCATGGGTAAATAGATTTATGTAATTTAATCAGAGCTTCAATTGCTAATTGAATAGCATTAAGCGCACTTTCTTTTACTAAATCGTTTTTTGTGATCTCTTTCATCAACAAATTTGTTTATGTACAATGTTACAATCAATCCTGAACCCGAAAAATGGCCTCATCAAATGTTGTGTTTCGATTTCTTTTGAATAGTATCCCTTATAGATATTAAGGCTTTCGGTGTACGATTTTGATATTTCCAACCTGGAAGTCCTGAAATTTTCTTTTCTCAGTGCTTCCACTACATCAAATAGGACGTTCTGGATATTCTTGGCCTTCCATGCCCCGGGAGAATAAACCGTCCTTAGATCGCCCCAAAATATAATCCCAGCGTTAAAGGTCATGCAAATAAAATCACCTTTCTTTTCCAAGGTCGCACCGTCCACCACATCCCAAAAGCAATAAGTCCCTAATTTTTTATCCGGGAACAATGATAGATATTCCTTTGAATCATTTGAAATGGTTTCCGTGGCAGGGTAAAAGCCTTTTTCGTTGGGCTTCTTGACGGCCACGCCATAGGCAGTTGTTAGCCATGCCAGCCGGGACATCAGTTTGGCATTGATCCCTGACACCGCCAAGTCTTGGAATTTAGCGTCAGACAATGATATTTGAACAGGATTGGCCATTAGAAACTTTTTTGTATTGATCCTATTAGGTCATCCCTAATAAGGTTGTTGAATTCTTCCAGCGATTCGGGGTTCAGCCCTAATAAATCCTTTCCGTATTTTCTTTCTAACATTTCCGATTTCTCATCCGTGGCGAAGAAGACAAAAACATGTTGTGAACTTCCCGTCCCAAACCTCACATCGATTGATCTGTGATAATCGCCTTCGTCTTTTAAGGTTACCCTGTCAAACGGTTGACCTTTCAGCCTCTTTATCCGTACCGTGAACGGGCTATATTTTGGCCTTATCGGTTTTCCTTTGTTGTCCTTCCCCTGAAGCAATTGATCTTCAGTTACAAGGTCTTCAATTTCAGCTTCATATTTCTTGGCGACATCAACAGTGATGTCCGTAAAACTGGCCTTCCAGTCCACCAACCTTTTTTTCAATTCGTTGATTGCTCCTAACATTATCCATGTACTTTAAATCGAACACCTTTTTTCTTGCACGGCAGACACACTTTGTCAATATCCGCTCCATCGAACATGATACCGTCCAGCGCATCTTTATAGTCTTTTAGCAAACCTGCCGCCCTGCCGCTTGGGTCGCCATCCACTTCATAAATCAGCATTTCCTTTGAGATAGCAGCGTTGGATTGATTACGATCTATATTTGAATTTGGGTTGTAGATTAATTCTCTCATTAAATCAATGGCAGCCCGTAAAGCCCACACATAAGCGAAGGCGTCACATTGTCCCGTTATCAATGATGAATAATCACAATTTGAAGTGATCTCAAGGTTGACCCCGTAGTTATCGGAAGTGGTGTAGCTCAAATCGCTTTTGTCCCATACTGCCCCGGATGCGGCAGAGTCGCCGATGATGAACGTATTTTCTACGTCCATCAATCCAATTCCTCCCGTGAATGCGAGAGCGTCGGTTTCAAAAGAGGAACAGGAAAAATGCTTTCCAGAAGTCCATACACTGCTTCCCCCCATATGGTCATCATAGTTGACCGAATTGATATAGTCCCCTGTGATTTCGCTTTGCAGGTAACCAATGAAGTATTTCCCGCCATCTGCTAAAATCCAATCCACCTTGATCCATCTTAACCCACCGTTCCCGGTATAGGTAATTTCTTTAAAATAGATCGGCGCACGTTCACCGTCACGGAACACATAAACCGTAAATGATTCATTGTCCGCAAATTGAAAACCGATCCGTTCTATTATGTGGGCGATTGACATTGAATCGGTGGAAACAACCTCGACCCCTACCATCTTGTCAGATGTTGCGAACGCTTCGCCCGAATCAATGGAAGGTCTGAACAACCGTTGTCTTTCGATCAATGTCCGGGCTGAAACACCTTTCATTTTTAATGCCCTCCATTCGTTCACCATCTTTTTCAGTGACCCGTTAAGGCGTTCGGTTATCCAGTTCGTAAAGGCAACATCCTTATCCGGCACACCTGAAATCGCATCGAAATCAGTGGCCACGGATTTCAGGTTTTCAAAAGTCAACATGGCATGGAAATCATTCACGAAATGATCCGCTGTTGTAAGTCCGGTCAATTGAAGCCCATCCGGGTCAACGTTCTGACGGAAACCTACTTTACCGCTAAGTGCGGATGCTATTACATCATATTGAAACATGATTATATAAATTAGGGACGGACGGAATATCCCCCCGCCCCATTATTAGCAAAATCGAAAAAAATAGACAAATATGGAAATCTAAGATTTCTCTACATCAAATTTGATGATTCCACTAGGGATCGTTGCCGTATCCGAATTGTAAGCGGTTATGAAACCAACTTCAAAAGCAAAATCCATCATAATCTGGCCTGTCCTTGTAAGGTGCGCGACGTGGGCGCCTTCTGCCGAAATATCAATTGCCCCTTCATACTTATATGTCCCGCAAGGGATTTCCAAGCCTGGAAGGATGATACTGTCCCATTCCGTCCCGTTTCCAAGTTTTGTCCGGAGCAATGCGTCAGGTTCTACCCTGAACAAGACACCAAGGCAACCAGGAGCAACAGCGTAACCAGTAGCGTCCGTACTTCCCGCATTTGTAATGGAATTAGACCATTGGAAATGGTTGCCTGCATACTGGATTTGCTTGTTCTCCGTATTGTTTTCCCCAAATCCTTCCTGACGGCGCATGATGGCGTTTACGCCCTGATTCCCGATAACATCAAGACCCGTAGTGTAAAAATCATTTTGCCCCTGCATTGGTGGAAGGTCTGCATAGATGTAGGCATCTTTCAAGTCGGAGACGGTTTCAGAAACGACACCACTTGTCAAAGTGTGCCCACCAACAGTACTACCAGAAGTAACACCATTAATGACCAATGTTTTGCCAGCGTTCAAATTTGCCGCCCCGTAACCCTCTATTACAGACGAAAATTTGACTATCATCGCCGCAAACTTCTTGTTGAAGTCCTTTTGACGGTCAATGTCGTTGTTGTAATGTTCCGCCGACCTCATCGGGAAACCAAAAGCCATAGTTGTCCAGACTACGGTGACCAATGCTGAATTGTTCGCATAGGTTGGAATCGTGATTGGGCGGGTAGTACGGACTGTTACGTCCTGGTAGTCTATGACCGGGATTTTTACATTTCGCCCGGCTGACTGCATGGCCTTTGATTTTAGCTCATCCGTGAGGATGGAATCAACGGCGTTGGATTGGTTTATATAAGCATTCAGGATGCCCGTATTTGTCATCCTGAATTCTTTGGCATCAAAACCG